TCATTACCTCTTTGGCTTTCGTAAGCATATTGTTACCCCACGTAGCCACTCTGGTTACTGCGCTTACTATACTGTTCCAGATTTTAGCAGGCGTTTCTTTCACAATCGTTACAATGTTCGTAAGCATTGTGTTCATTACTTCTTTGGCTTTGGTCTGCATATTTGCGCCCCACGTAGCCACTCTGGTTACTGCGCTTACTATACTGTTCCAGATTTTCTGCGGCAGCTCCTTAACAATATCTATAACTTTCGTTACAAAACCTGTTATAACTGTGCCGCCTTTTTCCTGCATATTTGCGCCCCACTCTGCTATTTTCTCAACGCCCGCAGCGATTGCCTGCGGTATCAGAGTAGGTAGCTCTTTTATTTTATTTATGATTGTCATTACCAGCTTGCCTGCCGCCGTCAAAATCTTAGGCAGCCCCGTAATCAGTCCTGTTACAATGGCTGCTATAATCTGCGGTATGGCTGCGATTAAAAGCGGTATTGCATCTATGATGCCGTCAATCAATGCAACTATAATATCGCCCGCACTTTCGATAATAAGCGGTATGCCCTCAACCAGTGCATTTATGATAGCCGTTATGATTTCCGGCAGTGCCTCAATCAGTACAGGCAGCGCTGCTACCAGCCCCTGTGCCAGCCCCGTAAGCAGCTGTAATGCTGCTGTAATCAGCAACGGTATATTTTCTATCAGCATGGTTACAATGTTCGTAACCACCGTTACGATTGTTGGCAGCAATGTAGGTAACGCTTGTGCGATACCTTGCGCCAATTCCGTAATAATCTGTACGCCTGCCTCTAAAAGCTGCGGTAATATAGTAAGCAGCGTATCTATGATTGTCGGTATAATCTGCCCGATTATGCTTATCATTTCCGGCAGCATTCCAACCAGCGTATTAAGCAAGTCCTGTACGCCGCTCATTAAAGGCGGTAATAACTCCTGTATAACCTGTGGTATATACGTTGCAAGCTGCTCTACGATTTCTCCCAGTCCGCTTACCAGCCTCGGCACTGTTTCTATTACCCTCGGTGCTATATTCCCTACCACTGTTACAATACTGTCTACCAGATTGCTTGTAAGCTGTGAGAAATTCGCCTCGCTGTCTGCCATTCCAGCTACCCAGTTGTCCCACGCTGAACTCATAGAACTAACCGAACCCTCTATTGTTGTACTTGCCTCTTTTGCCGTTGTCCCTGTTATGCCCATTTCCGTCTGTACGACGTGAATAGCGTCTACAACGTCTGAATATGATGAAATATCATACTTAATGCCGGATAGCTTGCTTGCATCATCAAGCAGTCGCTGCATTTCCTCTTTTGTACCGCCATATCCCAGTTTTAAGTTATCCAGCATGGTATAATTCTGCTTTGCAAAACCGTTATAGGCGTTCTGTATAAGCGATATATCAGTACCCATTTTATTTGCATTGTCTGACATATCCGTAATTGCCACGTTTGCCTTTTCTGCTGCCGCTGCCGTGTCATTATTCATACTGGCAAGCAGCGACGCTGAAAAGCTGGTAACTGTTTCCATGTACTCATTTGCAGACATTCCAGCTGTTTTATATGCGTCGTTTGCATAACCAACAACCGTATCAGACGACGTTTTGAAAAGAGTTTCTACACCGCCTACAAGCTGTTCCTGTGCTGCGTATCCCTCTATCGCTTTTGTGGTAAGCGCTCCTATGGCTGTTGCCGCTCCCGCAACTGCTGCCGCCGTCGCCGCTGCTGCTGCTTTAAGCGCTGTACCCATTCCGCTTAGCACGCTTGTAAATCCAGAAAATTTTCCCTTTGCGTCGTCTGCCTGTTCCCCGCTGTCTTTTATTTCCTTTCCCATTTCGTCAGCGGCTTTTTCTGCTTTTTCCATTTCGTCAGTCGTTTTGCCTAATTCCTGCTCTGTCTTTACAAGCGCTGCTTTCTGGTAATTTAACTGGGTTTCAAGTTTTTTACTTTCTTCGCTATTGTCTCCTGTTGCCTTGCGGCATTTTTCTAAAGCCGCCTCGGTTTCTTTTACCTTTTTTGCCTGCTCGTCGTATGTTTTCTGTAGTACCGCCTGCTTTGCTTTCAGCGCATCTACGCTGCTTGCATTGTCCTTATATTCAGCCGTTACAAGTTTCATTTCAGAATTAAGCACTTTAAGGGTGCTGTTAATTTCCTTGCAGGCTGCTTTATACTCTGCCTCTCCGTCAAAACTTAACCTTGTTTTGACGTTCTGCGTCTTATCTGCCATAATTAAAAGCCCCCTAACGCTATGTCTATATCGTCCATGTTTTCTGTAGCTGCTGGTGTTCCCGCCTGTTCCTGTCGGAAAATGTGCGGGTTATATTCCTTGTGATATTTAAACAGTGTCGTTATCTGGTATGGTGTTTTTCTCCATGCCTCACGTTCCCTGTATCTCAAAAGCACTACTGCAATATACAAAAGCCGTGCAGTATCTAATTTTCCTGCACGGCTGCCCTGTTTCCCTCTTCTGTTGTTTCTTCTCCGTCGTTTTCGTTCTCTGTGTCGCTGTTGTCTCCCGCAGTTCCTCTGTAGAACGATTTAAAAATAGCGCTCTGTACTTCCTGCAAATTTCCTGCGTGTATCAGTCTGCCTACCCTCTTCTCTTCAAGCAGCTGGGCGTTTTCGTCCTCTGCTAAAAGTGCCTCGTTAATAAGCAGCGTAAGTAACCACCTTGTATCTTTAAAAAGGTTTGGGTTATCTTTATTGAATACCTCACTTAATTTGTCGTAGCCCCCAAACTTTTCTTGTACTTCGTCTAATGCGTTCAGCGAAAAAAGTAAACCATATTCTTTGCCGTTCAGCTCTACGGGAAAAGCCCCGCTCTTTAATGCTCCCATGATATAAAATTAAGGCGCAGCCCATGCTACGCCTCTCTCCTTTCCTGTTTTATACACTTTCCATTGCTGCTGCCTTTTCCGGCACTGCTGTAAACCACGTTTTAGCCGCTGCGCTTTCCTCTGTTCCCACAAAGTCTGCTTTCCACAAGTTATCTTTCTTTCTTGTTGTAAAAGATGCCTCAATGTCCGGCGTGTTAAACTTGATACTCTCGCCCTTTGTTTCGTACTTTTCAGACGGTACTTTAAATTTTGCTTTAAGCAGCCATACGTAACGGTATTTACCACCCGTTTTCTTAGCTCTGAACCCTACAGCAACATACGGCGGCTCGTCCTCTTTTCCCGCCCATACTACGCTGTTCTTATCTACTGCCTGTCCCAGCAGCTCTGCCAGCACTTCCGGCGTAAGGTCTTTAATTCCCAGCTTAAGCGTTCCGCTTGCAAACTCCGTGACGCTCTCGCTTAATGTGTCGTCTGCATACAAGCTGCCGTCTGCTGTCTTTACGGATAAATCGGCGCTCATTGCCTCTGCCATTTTCTTAGGTGTCCCGTAGCTCTCTGCTCCGTCTGCCTCTGTGCATACGGCGTAATATAAATCTTTCAGTCCTAGTGTCATTGTTTAATCACTCCTCTTTCAAAATCTCGACTGTGATAGGCACTAACCAGTACCCCGTTTCTGTTTCGTAGCTTTCTGCGTCTATGCTGTTGATATAAACGCCTGCTGCTTTCAATACCTCTTTTGTCTTATCAAGCTGCGCCTCAAAATCGCCCTTATGGAAAAGCGTAACTCTATACATTTCCCTGCGCTCTTTCTCTTCGTCGTCTGCATTTACCGCAGGCGTACCCAGCAGCCGCAGAAACGTATAATATGCGTCTGGCTTATCCCGTCCAGTGTAAACGCCTCTCTGGGCTGGCAACCCTGCGCTTTCTAAAATCTCCTGTATACTCATTCGCCTGTTTCACTCTCCCATATACTGCGCTGTGCCTCTACTACCTTTTCGTGCGCCTTTTCGTTTGCCACTGTCATATAAGGGCGTGCAGCGTGGCTACTTGTGCCGTACTCTGCCACAAAGCCGATTGTTGCATAGCGCACCTTGCTTTTATCTCCTTTTCTGTCGTTTCCATGCTTTGCCCGTCCCTGTGGGTATATCTCTACGTATTTCTCCGTATCGTCGCCCTTTACGTCCGTAGCTTTTATGGAATTGATAAAACCGCCCGTTTCATTCAGTCCCATTGCCTGTGCCTCTGCTCTCTGTGCCTCTATCAGCACATCAGCACCAGCTTTAAGCATTTTGGGGACTGCCTCAACTGTAGCCGCCTCTCTCCGGCTGAAAGCGTCTATAATATCTTCCAGCCCGACTGTGTTAAACTCTCCCATGCTTACACCTCGTTTCTGTGGCGTAAATCTGTAAGCGTAAGCTCTATGGTGTCTGTTCCTGTATCGTAGGTCTTAAGTACAAAATAGCGCCGCCCGTTTACTTCTACTACGTCCTCGCCGCCATAATCTGCCTTGTGTACCTCGTACTTTGCCTCTACCAGTTTTCCTGTCTGCTGGCTCTTAAAATATTCACTGTATCCTACTGTTTTTTTGTTACAGAATACAGTGCGGGCGCTTTCTTCCGGCTTTACTGCAAAGCCGTTTTTATTTACCCTGTTTTCTGCTGCTGTTTCTGCAATAAGCGTTAATTCGTCCTGCCACTCCACCGCTTATACCTCGCTTTCTGCGCCGTCGGTGTCCGTTTCGGACACTTCCGGCGCTGTGTTGTATTCCACTGATAAAGCTAAGCGCATTTTAAGTGCGTCGTATGACTTTCTGAATTGTTCCGCATTGTTGTTAAAGCCAAATTCTGCCTTACAGTACAGCGTAATTGCTCTTATAATCAGCTCGTCTGTCTCTTTTATTACTTTTACGCCGTCGTTTTTCAAATCAGCTTTGCAGGCGGCTATACAGTCGTTTATTTCCTCTGTGATTTTCTCACTGGTGCTACTGATACGCAGCGCCGCCCGCATCTTCTCGGTTAATGTAGTGGTATATGCTGCCATAGCCCGCACCCTCTTTCTTACTCTGCTACTTCTACTACGCCTGCCTCTTTCAGAACTGTTGCACGTTCTCTGCTTACGGTGTAAACGTCCCCAGTATCCTTAATCTGGTTTAATTCCTTGTCAAGGAAACGACGCTGTGCTTTTACTTTTACCAGCCCTACTGCTTTCTTTTCCTCTTCGGCTTTAGCTGCTGCCTCTGCCGCTGCCTCGGCTGCTACTTTTTTGTCCTCTTCCGTAAGCTCGCTGTTGTCTGGTATATCTACCTCGACGGCTGCGCAGCGTGCAGCAATTTCTTTCTTTGTTCCCTCTGCATCTACGCCCAGTTGCTTTGCCAGTTCCTGCAAATCCTCTTTCTTATAGCTTTCCAGCTCTTTTGCGTCTAAGTATCCTTTCATGCTCTACCTCGCTTTCTTACACTGCTGTTACGCCCTTTTTAACTAAGATAATGCCCGCAGCGTCAGCTACTTTGCCGTCCACTACCATTAAGCACTTATTCTTAATCTTGTTGTTGTCGTGGTCTGTCCACTTCACTACCTGCATTTCCATGTTGGTATTGATAACGTAATCAGAGAAATTCATAAATACTGCGATTACGTCGCCCTCGCTTGCGTCGTCCCAGCTCGGTAAAACGTCGTCCTCTACAGTTTCCACATTCTTACCCATGAAACGGTATGTTTCCTCTCCGTTTACGCCGTAGTTTGTGCGTCCAATAGGCTGCCCGTTCTTATCTTCCATACCGTCAATGCCAGTATCAAAAGTGGATTGGTTCATAACAAAGCTGCCGTTTCTGTACGCCTTTTTCATTTTGCCTTTTACCTTATGCCAGCCGTTCCAGCTTGCGTACTCTTCCGGTGTCAGAGTAATTACAGCTGTTACCCTGCTGTCTTTCAGAACGCCCAGCGGCTGCCCCTCGCCTGTACCGTTGAAAATGGCAATTTCAATAGCCTTTACCATTGCCTCTGTTGCCATAGGTACAAACAAATCAGTAAACATTTTCAGCGTTACTACATTCGCTAAAATGCTCTGGGAAATTTTGCACTCCAAACCGTAATAATTGAAAGTTACGGAATTTTTAGCAGATGCTTTCTGGTCGTCGCTGCTCTTTGCCTCTGTAATCCAGTGTGCAGTAGGCTTTAAGTCTGCAATCGGAATGGAAACGCCGCCCTGTACGTTAATCTTACGCACCTTTGCATAAATGCTGCCGTAGCTTTCCAGTTTCTGGATAATTTCATTCATAATAGTTGTCGGAATTACAGCGCCGCTGTCTGCTGTGGTGGTGGTTTCAGCTGCTCTGTACTCTGCCGGAATAGCAACGCCTCTGCATACATAATTCATAAACGCTTTTCTGTATGCCGTAGTGTCGTATTTGTCCTCTGGTTCTCCTGCTCCTGCGCCGCCTGCTCCCTTGAAATTTCTAAGCAGCGTGGTATCTGCTCCCGCTCCACCTGTCGGCTCTCCTGCTGCAATTCTTTCAAGCAGCTTTTTACGTTTCTCTGCCGCTGCCAGTAAAGCGGTACGCTCTTCCTGTAAGTCTGTTACCTCTGTTTCCAGTTTTGTAATTTCCTCGTCCGTAAGCTCTGCCGCTCTGGTGTTAAGCTCTTCTTTGATTTCGGCTAATCTTGCCTCAATTTCCTTTAATCTCATAGTCTGTGTTCTCCTTTTTTGTTTTGATTTTTATAAGCTCGCCTTAATCTTTAGTATTGCTGCCCGCCTCTTAAGCAACTCCTGCCGCTCCCGCTCATAACTCCTACTCGCAAAAGCACGGGCGCTTATTTCAGTATCGTTATTTGCCGGAATACTCACGGCTGATACGTCATAAACCTTTTTGATTTTCAAAATTGTTCTTGTATGTGTTTCTCTGTCGTAGCTTTCCTCTGCCACTGTAAACGCCCATGACATTTTAGTAATCATTCCTGCGCTTATGTCTTGATACAGCCCACGGGCTAAGTCTGTCCGGCTTAAGTCTGCTGCCACGAAAAGCCCCTTTACGTCCGGCTCTAAAATCAGCGTATTATTTGACTGTCTGGCAAATACTCTGCCCTCATGGTCGTACTGCATGATAACGTCACTCATGTCTGCGCTGTCTAATGCGTGTGCGTCTATTCTTTCGTAAATCTTTGTGCCGTCCTCAAACTCATATAAAAGGTATGGCGCATTAAATGTAGTAGCGTAGCCCTCTACGTAGCACTCCGACTGTAAGCGCTTTTCGCCGGAACTCTGCGCAGCCAGAGGCGCTACCAGCGTTCTATATTCCCGCTCTTTCTTAACTGGCATTATTTACACCCTCTTTCTCTTCCTGTCCGTTCTGCGGCTCTTCTCCCGCTGCTGGTTCTGTCTGCTGCGGTACTTGCTGTATGATAACTGGCTGCTCACTTCCTTTGTGCAGTTCGCTTACCTCTGTATATTCCTTTCGGATATAATACTTTTCCCCGTCCTCAACGTGTGCCATGTTCCATATATCCATTACGCCGTTTCTGTTTAGTAGCGCACGGTCAAAAAGCTGTGTGCTTACGCTTAACTTTGTGGCGTTGCTGGCGTATTGCAGGCGGTTTGCAGAAAAGAAAATAGCATTGCCGCAGGCTCTTTCTCTCTCTGTAAAGCTCATATTTGTCATAACAAGCGATAGCTGTATTGCAAACGGCTCTATTTTCCCCTCGTAGTAAGCATTCCACGTATTTTCATCAAATTTATTTTGCAGAATATCCATATTTGTGCCAAAATGCGTGCATACATTTTCCTGTATGTGCTGCATCTGCAATGCGTTTGGCGTATACGGTTTGCTTTCTACCTGTTTCAGCTCACTAAACTTGTTATCATAAATAATCATGCCGCTATCGTTGTCGGCGCTTAAGTTATCCTCTGTAAAGCGTTTCCGCTCTTTCTTTATATCCTCTGGTTTCAGTATATTTGCCACCTTTGCCAGAAAGCGGATATTTGCCGAATTTTTTACAGCGTTTATAATTCCCTCATTCTGCGTATGTATCAACTGCATAGTTGGTGCAAGCGTGCTGTTGTCCTCTCCGAAAAGGTCGTCTTTATATTCAAAGTCTGTCATAATGCCTACACGTTCAAACTCAATAGCTCCATAGCTGCCATTTGCAAACAGATACCGTAAATATAATTGTCTCTCGCTCTCTACCACCTCGCAGCGTTCAGCCCGCAGCGGATACCAGCCACATAAGCGCCCGTATTCGTCCTCGATAGGTATAATAAAAGCGGTGTGTTCCACCGCTACATACGTTGCCAGACGCTTTATAAATTTTGTTGTATCCATAAAGTAGTTGGGTTTATGCTGCAATGTCTTTTCCAGCGACTTAAGGGCGCTGCCCTCTATCTCCGGCTTTAGCTTGCTGCAATGTGTGGCAAAATTATTTATAGCCGTTCTGGTCAAATCCATTTCATACACGCCGCCGCTAAAGCTGGTAAACGTCGGGCTGTATCCGTTCAGCATTTTGAAATAATTACCTATGGCTTTTAATTCTTTGCCATGAAAAAGATAGTCTAAAAATTTCATGCCGTTTACACTCCTTTCTATGCGGCATTTTTAAGCAGCTCGCCGCACTCTTCCCAGTATTTCTGCCGCACGGTCATTGCATCTATGACAGATACAAAGCCGTCGATATGCGCCCGCTGCTCGATTTTTATAGGTCTGAATTTTCTTGTTTCCATGTTGTGCTTAAGCGCAACATTTAAGAAATGCGTCTTTAGTAAATTGTTGTCGGCAATCTTAAAATCGCCGTCTTTTATGATGCCCTCAAACTCCCGTATAACTGGTGTAAGGTTTTCGCCTTGGTAAACGTCGTCCATGTGAAAACCATAATTTGCCATATCGGTAATAAGGTACTGGGCGCTGTATCTGTCGTAGCCGATTTTTAACGGTCGTATGCCGTAATCTTCCAGCAGCATAGTAAACCAGCCGTAAACGTCGTGGTAATCTACGTAATTCTCGCCGCTTAAGGTTATCAGCCCCTTTTTAACGAATATGTCATACGGCACGCCGTCCGTAGCCTGTAAGTATTCCAGCCTGCCCCGTGGCATAAAGAACTGTGTAAACGCATACAGTGTACCGTCTTTCTGAATAACCACACTGGCTGCCGTTAAGTCCGTTGTCTGGCTTAAGTCGATACCGCCCACTGCGTAGCAGTCCCTAAAGTCCTCTAAGGTCTTTTCTACTCCGGCGTTCTCTACCGTCTGATATTCCAGCCATGCAATAGAGCTGTTCTGCTTGATATTGCAATACTTTGTAAGGAACTCTGCTTTTTTACTTAAGCTGCCCTCTGCTACTGCTATCTCGTCCATAAAGAAACTTTCTTTTACGGATACGCCCATGTTAGGGTTAGCCTTTTTCAGTTCGTCTATGTCGTTCCACTTCTCCACATCATCAATCATGTAAAGGAATGGTAATAGCCTGCGCTCTTTGCTGTTTCCTTTCAAGAAACTTGTGCTACGTTTCATTAGTTCATCATAAATACTGTCGTTGATATATCCGGCAGTGCTTATGCTCAATATCATAGGTTGAGTACGTGCGCCTAAAGCGGATTTCATAACCTCATACTGCTTTAGTCCAGCGTCCCCGCTCCATGCTGCCATTTCATCACATACCACAAGCTGCGGGTTAAATCCGTCTGACTTCTTGGCATTAAAAGCAATCGGTTTTATTACCGTGTTGCTCTCCGCAATATAAATATCGCTGCGCCGTTTCTTTGCCAGTTCCGCTAACTCGTCCTCTGCCTGTACCATTTGATAAAATCCGTCATACACCAGCGCCGCTTGGTCTAATTTCGGCGCTAAGCAGTATATTTCTTGTCCATACTCTGGCTCTAAGTACGCCATATATGCAATAATCGCAGATGCAAATAAACTTTTTCCGTTTTTTCTGCCAATTACAATAAAAATTTCACGGAAAATACGTATTTTTTCTGCGTCCTGTATGCCAAAAATAACAGAAACTATGGCTTTCTGCCATAGCTCCAACTTGATTAAATCATTACGTCCCTTGCTGTGGTGGCAAAAGTTCTCTATGAACCGTATAGCCTTATTCGCAGCCTTTGCATTAAAAAAATACTCCTGCTTTTGCAGCCCGTTTATAATGATTTCGTATATTTTCTTTATCCATTTTCCCGCTATGATTTCGCCGCTTGTAATCTTTGCGTGGTACTCATAGATATAATTTCGATAAGGCGGCAATATTGCTTACTCTTCCCGCAAAGCCGCCAGCCTGCTTGTCTTTCGTTTCGCAGCTGGTACTAATTCCGTAAGCTGCTTAATCACTGCTGCATAGTTCTTACTAAGCGCTATGTAGGTTTCTGCCTCTGGGCTTTTCTTTGTTCCCCACTGGTTCTGCCCGTTCTGGTACTCACTCGTCCAGCCGTCTTTTTCAAGTTTCGCCTGCAAGTCGTCCAGCTCAATGCTCATAAATGCAGCCTTTTCTATCAGCGGCGTTACTAATTTTCTTTTGTTTTCGTCTAAGTCCTTAAAAATTCCCTTAAGTCTGGTCTTTTCGGTCTTTATCCTCTGTTCTTTGGTTTTCTCTTTCTTTGTTGCCATTCCTTTACCCCGCTTTCCATTCCTGCGCCGCACCACACCCCCTACACCACCCGTGCGCACGCCCGTAGGGTAATTTTAGGGTATCCCCCTCGGTATTCGCCCCCTTTAATTATTTTTCTGATATGGGGGGAGTATGCCGCCGTTCTCGTCGAACCGATACCGCTTATGCCTCTCCTGTTTGTGGTGTTCCTTGTTGTGGCAGTCTTGGCACAACGCCTCTAAGTTATCCCAGCATAACGTAACGCTTATGTCGTTTATGTTCTCTCTGTTAAGCCAGCGCTTATGATGCACTATCTTTGCGGGCTGCCCGCAGCGTTCACAAATATAATCTTGTGACATTAAATAAGCGGCTCTGGTTTTTTCCCATGCCGCTGATAAATAAAAACTCTTAGCCCATGCTTTCATACTGTCCCCTCTCTTTCTCCATTCCCCAGCGCCCTAAGTTTCATGCGCTGGGTGGAGGCTAAAGAATGAATAGAAAAAGAGTAGGCAACTGCTGCCGCACATGGCTTAAGCTATCGCCTACTCATTTCATGCTACCATTGTATCTCTTTTGTTTTCCCATGTAAACACCACATTTTTACCACGATATTACCCGCTGCTGTACTGTTATCATTTCTCTTACTGGCACGCCTGCTGTTCTTAGCTGCTCGTATATGCTCCTTATCTCATGCCTAAACCAGCCTGCATACTGCATGGGTACTGGCTGATATTGCCGCTCCATAAATGGGTTATCTGCATACGCTGCCACTTGTGAAAACTCATACAGCAGCAGTGGCTTACTCTGGTCTAACAATAGCCGCAATATATATGCTGTCGTTCTTCCGTGCAGTCGTCCCTCTGGCGGCTGCCATATCCCAGTTATTATATATAGCCTCTGCCACTCGTAAAGCTCAAATCCTAACGCCTGCTCTATATGCTTTATCAGCCTGTCTGCTGCCTGCTGTTCCCTCGCTGTTTCCCGCTTTCTTTTTATCCATGCCTTTATTTTTTCAAACACTTACTTTACCCTCTCTTCGTCAATCCCCCACAATAATACTGACAACTCGTTTATGATGCCCGTTACCCAGCGCCTCGGTGTATTCTTTCCTGTGTCCAGCTGCTCTGCAATTTCCGCATAGTCCATACCCTGCATAAAATACATTTCAAAAGCCTTGTATTCTACGCCTCTGCCCGCTGCCTCTCTGCGGCGCTCTATCTCTTCTACCGCTTTGTCTATATGCGCTGTCATTATCAGTGTCTTAAAGCGTGTGCGTCTGATACTCTCTAAGTATGTACGCTGCTGCTCGTCCGTCATGCCCTTAAGCTCTAACTGCTGCCCGTCGCTTATGGCGTTCTCGATATGGAAAACTGCATCACGGTAACATTTCATAAGCGTAAAAGTGTTGTGGTATTTCTCTTTCTTCTGCTCCTGCTTTTCCTGTCTTTTCAGTTCCGTTATTGCAGCCTTTGCCTGTTTCTGCAATAACTCTGTTAATTCGCTTTCGTGCAGCTGTACCCAGCTTTCAACCTCTGGCGGCATTTCTGCCCCTGCCGCCGCCATTGTCTTTGTTTCTTCCTGTTCCATGTTCTGTACCTCGCTTTCTGTTAATTAAACGGCAGCTCTTCGTCTGCTCCCTCTGGTATGTTCATAAACCCGTCACTCTCCGGCAGCTGCTGCCCTCTCGCCTCTGCCTCTGCTTTGCTCTCTCCAAATCCTACGCTATTTGCCACAACCTCTGTGTAATATACCTTGCCGCCCGTGCGCTGGCTCTCGTAGCTGCCCGTTTTAATCTTGCCCGTAACCTCTGCCCTGCTGCCTTTGCTTAACCATTTCTGCACCCATTCCGCAATACGCCCGAAACACTTAATATTTATAAAATCTGTGTCTTTCCCGTCGTCTACTGCAAGCGTAAAGCGGGTAATAGCTGTGCTATTGTCCTGCCCGCCATATCTAAGCTCTGGCTCTCTTGTAAGCCGCCCTGTAAGTGATACATTATTCATGCTTTCTGCTCCCCTCTTCCAGTTTGTCCAGCTTTGAAAATATAGCCAGCAATTCCAATGCTATAATTCCCAGTAAAATATTAGTCATTTTCTACCGCCTCGCTTTCTCTTACTACTATTCTCTCTTGTAATTCAATCAGCCTCTTTTTTATTGCCATAACTGATGCCTCTAAGCCTTTAGTTATTATTTCAACATTTACTTCCAGACTTGCCGCAATCCGTCTTACCCGTTTTCTTATATACCTACGCCGCTTTTTCCTGTCCAACCATAACGGCGGGTTTACTCCGTGCTTTTTCTTGTAGTTCTTTTTCCACTGTCTGTATTTCACTGCTTACGCCCCTTTCTCCATATCGCATACGGCAATATCCATACTGGCGCTGTTATTATCAACACCGCTTTTGCTGTGCATATCGTCACAAATACTGCTACGTCTACTGCTGCCTGTCCCAATTCTTTCACTGCATCTACTATGCCGTCCATATACTCAAACATTTACTACCCCGTTTTCCTGCTTAATCTCAATATTTCTGCCGCCTCGCTGCTTTATGATTGCCTCTACGTGCAAGTATGCAGGCAGCATAACCACGCTGCCTGTTCGTAACTGATATTCTACGCTTTTCCGCATCTTCTCGTATTGCTCTGCCTTACAAAACGCCGTACAGCCCAGAATAATTGTAAATACCTGTGCTTTCTTCTTTTTCCGCTGCCGTCTATTCATGTTCTGCCCCGCTTTCCGTGTCCGTTTCGGACACCTTACCCGTATAGTCTGTTACTCTGATACCCAAAATACAGTAGCCCTCTGTAAGCCCTGTGTAATCTTCCAGCATATAAATAATATCTGCATCAATCGTGCGCCCCGTGTGCTTGCCGTCCTTGAATTCCAGCATTTTAAGGCTGTCGCCCTGTTTATAGCCTCTGTTATTTTTCCGCAGCTCAAAGCTCTTTTTCCCGCTTACTACGTCCTCGTAATAAGATGCCACTATTTTTACCTCGTGCTGCTTATGTTCTGTATTTCCCTCGCTTGGCAGATGCTCCATTTTTTCTGCGTCTGCCCGCTCCTGCAATTTCTTCTTTGTCTGGCGGTCTATAGCGTCCTGCTCTTCGCTGTATCGCTGTTCGTCTGTCTTTTCAGCCTCTGCCTTATTTATGTACTGGTCGCATTTCTGGCACGTTCCCGTTTTTACGTTGCAGCCCTTGTATTTCTGGCAGGAATAGCACAAAGACGTTATGCTCTCTGGGTGCGGTGTTTCGTAATCGTCCCCCGCCTTTTTCTCTGCTACTTTTTCCGCTATTTCCTTTGCCCTCACATTTTCGCCCGCTGCTGCTTTTTCCGCTATTTCTTTCTGTTCGTCCTCGTCCAGTTTGGCTGCCTCGTATGCAGCAGTGATACCTAAATTGCCCTCTTTCAGCTGCTCTTTAATCTCCGGCGTTGCGTTGTTGTTGATTGCGTCCATTCTGGCTACGTTCGTGCTGCTCTCGTTTATCATAGCCGCCACTAAATCACGCATTTTACCTTGTATTTCTAAGCCGTCCTCTTCCTTGGCTCTGATAAGCGCCGCTTTGGTACGCTCTACTAATCTGGTTTTTTCATAGGCTGTAAGTTCCTGCGTATATCCGTTGCCAGCCAATAAGCGCAGCTCATACATTGCCTCGCTCATATCCATAAAGCGGTAAAGCACTTTCTCATACTCCTTATGCCCCCGCTCTAAGTTCAAAATATTTGCCGCATTACGTCTGTGTCCGTCGATTATACGGTATTCCCCGTTTACTCTCGCCAATACTGTAGGCTGTTCCTGTCCTACGTGCAAAAAGCTATCTGCCAGCTCTTCTATGTTTTCTAATTTCTGGTGCGTGTTCTCCTGTGCTGCCTTTACCTCGTAAGGGCTTAAATAGATTTCTTTGTATCCCTCTGTCTGCGCCTGCTGCCCTGCTGCTTTCGTCTTTGCGTTCAGAATGTCGTTAATGCCAAACTTTGCCATATTCTCTACCTCGCTTTCTCAATCCTTTGTTTTTTCTTACACTGTCCCATTACTCCGTTGCACATTTCGCACGTTCTCCAATACTCGCAAGCGTCGCTTTGCGGGCATTTCTGCCCTGCAAATTTGCCGCCCCAGTTCCAGCACTCCGTACCGCCAGTCCTGCGGCAATGCCAGTAAGCGCATAATCTCTCTTTATGTGCCATGCCCGCTACCTCGCTTTCCCTGTATACGCTGTTACAAATTTCTTATACCCCTGCGCCGCTCCGCAGCATGGGCTATACTCATAAATCGGCTTACGCATGAAAGTATTTTCTGCTACTTTCTTGGAATACCGAATAATACCCAAAATATTAAAATCTGTCTTTTGTTCCAGCCACTCTACGCCTGCTGCCTCGCCGTCTGTGTTCTGGTATGACGTAATCAGCACGCCTGCCAGCTTTAATGCTGGGTTAAATGCCTTTGCGTCCTCTATCTGCTCTGTCACAATATCCAGCCCCTCTAAAGCGTCCTCGTCCACCTTTACGGGTACTATTACCTCGTCTGTAATTGCCAGCGCATTTACAACATTAAGCCCAATATCCGGCGGGTTATCAATGATGCAGTAATCATACTTGTCATATATGGTGCAATCTCCGTAATACTGCACCTTTGCATATACCAGTGCTTTGTATCTCTCTATCTGGTTTCCGCTGTCCTCTTTGGTTAAATTCCACGTAGCCCCAAATAGTGACATGTTCGCCGTTACAATGTCGATACCCTCATACTCTGTATGCTGTATCAGCTCGTCTGCGCTTTCCCAGTCCCCAGCCAGCAGCTTTGTAACTGGTGCTACGTTCTCTGCATCATATCTGCTGTACGCCTTGCTTAAGTTTCCCTGCTTGTCGTTGTCAATCAGCAGCACCTTATAACCTCGCCTGTAAAGCTCATACGCCATGTTTGCTGCTGTAAAGGTCTTGGCTACGCCACCCTTTAAGTTCAAAATGCTTATTGTTTTCATTCTTTGCCTCTCTTTCCTGCGTCGCCCCTAACGCATGGTTACTGTTTCCTGCTCTTTTGTAAGCTCGTCTGAATGTAATAAATACTGCTCTATCAGCTGCGCTGCTGGCTGCCAGCCGTAGCAGACGGCGGTATAATAGCCCTGCTGCCGCAGATACTCTAACCACTCTTTCTGTTTCTTGGTCGTCGTGTTCTCGCCTGCCTTAAGCTCTATGTAAAGCCCATGATACCCAGCCCTTGCAGCTGGTAGCATAATATCCGGCACGCCAGCCTTTACGCCCTGCCTCTTAAGCACCGCTGCTGTTGCTTTATCACGTTTGCCGCCGTTTGGCACATGATACATATATTGCAGTTCCGGCATAATCTCTGTTCTGTATGCAGCCCAGCTAAATAATGCCTCTTGATGCCCGCTTTCGTCGTCCAGTCTAAAGTTTCTCATTTTCTCGCCTCGCTCTCTGCTTAAATTCTACATACTGGCAAATTCTGAAAAGCAGCCCGTCCTTATGCGGCTTGCTGTTCTCTATCGCCAAAAGCGTTATTGTTTCCTCGCTTTGTAGTCCTGCATTTCCCAGTACGTCCCAGCGGCATATATCATAATATCTGCACCGCAGGCAGCAGTGCTTACAGTCCTTGCCTTTCTGGAATAACCAGTATTTAATTTTTTCTATCATGTTTTCTGTCCTTTCTGCTGCCGCTGTCTTTCCAGCTCTCCTGCTGCTCAGAAATAGCTGCTGCAATTCTAAACGCCAGATATGTTGCCACAATCAACGCCAGCAGTCCGGCTATTGATCAGCACTGCTGCAATGGCAATGCCCTTGATTATCTGCATTTCAGCCCCCCCTATCTGTTATTTTTACTAAGGTGTATCTTAAATACCCGTAGCCGTAATACTCTGGGCTATGTACTCCCATGCTCACGCTGTTCTTATCCACGTAATAGCCCTTTATTGCCTTTGGTTCTTTCTTGAAATACTCACGGTCTGAAATTATGTGGTACTCTGGTTCTGGTCTTACTAAATTCTTGCTACAATTCCAGCGCTTGCCCTGTAATGCTCCGTCAGTACCCTTTTTGTGCGTTCCTGTGTACTTGATTAAATAACTTGCCAGCTCTGCATAGTTGCCGCTATCGTCCAGTGGGAATACCTTAACCCTGTTATGCCCCTCGTATGCCTTATACCAGCAGCGTTGTAAAATCTCTGTGTCAATTTTATTTACTACAAGGTGGTGATGCCTCGCACCTTTCTTGCCTATCTCCATAACGTGTATGTATTTGAACTCTAACCCTGCTTTTCTGTACTCCTTTCTGCACTCCCTCAAAAATACGTCTATGTCCTGCCGCATCTGCTCCGGCGTTCTGTCCGGCTCTCCTTTCCTGCGGATATAGTCAAGCACTAAATGGTAGTCCCCATAGCCATAGTTCGCATTTATGAGTATCCTTAACTTTCTCTCTGCCTGTCTGGTGTTTACTTTCTCCTGCTCTTCTTTTGTTGGCTTTACCTTATCCCCTCTGCTGATACCTTTCTTTTTGTATCTGCTGGTAAAGTACCTCTCTATCTCTATCGTATTCCCCGCTTTTGTTACCCTCTCTACGTATGGCATATATCTACCTCTCTGTCGGTTCGTTAATACTTTTATCAAGTGTTAAAACGGGCTGCCTGCCCGTTAATTTTCTTGACTTTGCGCCATACATAGCTTATAATTTTTATAGTATTTCAAAGCTGTATAGCTTAGCGCCTATGGTGTTTCCCCACCGTAGGCGCTTTTATTTTTTCATGTTTCCTGCCGCTCTCTTATGCGGCTTAAGGCATAGTCATAAGCCTGTCTGTACGGCTCTCTGCAATCGTAGCCCGTGCAGCTATATAATTTGCTGCCCTTGCAAAACTCGCAGCTGTGCAGCTTTGCGTAATCGCTTGCCGCCCGCTCCTGTCGCTTTTCCTCATATTCCAGATGCCGCTTAATCTGGTTTGCATCTATAACCGTAATCCCCAGCATATTTGCTGTATGTATTTCTCTGTCCATTCCCTCTGTTATGCCGTATTTCACGCCAGCAATAACAAAATCGCAGCCTTTCAGCAATGCAAGCCCCGCAGCCATGCCTCTTGCCCGCTCTTCCGGCTTTTTATCGTCCATGCACTGCGTCATATATAAATGCGGCGTAATAGGCGCTAAGCCCGCCTCTAATGCCTGCCGTGTCAGCTGCTGTGCATAATCTATGTTTCTGTCCAGCTCTGCGCCGTCTTTCGCCCTGTACGGGCTGCATATATAAACTTTTTTCATACCTAATTACCCGCTTTCTGTTGTGCCTCTGTCCGTGCCTGTTCATTCCCTGCCAGATATGCCGCTAAGTGCATCAGTTCGTCTGCGTCTTTTTCTTCAATAAAATCACAATCAACGCAGCATTTGCAGTACCCCGTAATTTGTAAATATCCGTCATATACTTCCTGCGGTGTCTTGCACTGCTTTAAATCATTTATCAAAGCTGTAAGCAGCATTACTGCCTTTATGCCTGTCTCGCCGCCTTTTCCGTGTATCCCTACTGTAATCTGCCGCATTTTTGTTGTACCGTCTGCTCCTAAAATTGTTTTACTTTTCATTCTGTGCCTCACTCTCTTCCTTGAACCCTGCCAAAAGCATTGTCATTGCGTCTATCGCTGTATCAAAATGTTTTCCCAACTCCGCTGCGTCAATAAGCCCCTGCTCTGTGTTTCTCCCGTTCCCTTTCATTACTTGCGCTTGCAAAACAGGTTTTAACTGGCTAAGCCCAGCTATGCTGTTCTCTAACTCTTCCTCACTCACGCATATTTTTACATAACCCTTGCCGATATGTTCAACACTCATTTTCTTCCTCTTCCTTTCTTCTAATCAGCCGTACTGATACCTCGTAAGCTGTGCGCTGTTCTCTTTCTCCTGTGGCTGTGTCAAGCACCTTTTCATACTGGCGGCTCTGATACCGTCCCAGCAGCTCTACAGTGTCGCCCTGCTGCCACTGCGCCGCCTCGTCTGCCTGTTCCTGCCAGCAGATGCACGGTAAATAGCAGTTGCCGCCTGTAAGCTCATTTCTTACCTTTACCGTAATATCAGTAATGCGCTTACCTCTCGGTGTTTCTCTGTACGTTGGCTTATTCGCTATAACGCCTCTTACTGCTGCCTCGTCCTGCTCTAATGCCTTTTCCGATACCGCCACAAAATCTGCCAGAATATATACCAGCAGCCTACCGCTCTGGAAGTCCTTAAGCGTCTGCGCCTTACCTGTCAGTAAAAGCCTGCTGCCCTCTACAAATTCCTGCATAACGTCAAATTCTATGCCGTTGCAAGCCCTGTATGGTACGTCCTCTGCAAATACTACTGTTACCTCGTCCGGCACGCCGCTTGGTCTTACCGTTTCCAGCTTTGCCATATAACCACAAAACGGCAGCCCGCATAGCTGCTTAATTTCCTTAATCTGTGTAAGCGTTCCTACCAGTCCCGCTGCATTTCCCTTGATACCGCCGCCTGTAAGCTCGTCCATGATTGCAGTATCTAAATCCCGTAAAAAATCTGGCTTTTTCTTTGTCATACTTCCTGCCCTTTCCTTTCTTATATGTAAATGGTGTAGTAAAGCGACATCTGCAAATCACTAAACTTATACTGTGCTGTCTGGTCTGGCTCTAATGGTTTCATAAGCCCCAGCTCTTTCCAGCGTCTGTGCGTTATCTCTGGCACTGCCCTAAACTTCTTTACCTCATGCTCGCTGTATTTTCGGTATTCCTCGCTTATCTCATGGTCTGCAAACGGTTTGAACGCTGCCAGATACCCTACGTAAACGTCTGCCCCGCCCTCGATAATGCGCAGGCGGTCTGAACTCTCCAGCGTGCCTATAAATTCCTTTACTGTCACTGTCTGCCTCTCCTATTTCTCCGGCATCCCGTAGGCTTTCTGCTTAATGAAATACCAGCGGCGGGCTTTCTTTGCCTGCTCCCGCTGCCGCCTCTGTTCTTTTTTCTTTCGCATATCTGCTATGGCATCTGCATAGCCTCTCTGGTATGCGTCCTCTACTATCAATGCCTCTGCTGCCATTCTCTGCCTCTCTTCCTTTCGGCGGCGCTCTCTGTCTTTCCATGTGTGCCGCTCTCCTGTTCTGGCGTTTGGTTTTACCGTGCGGGCTGCTTTTCGCATTAAAAAGCAGCTGAAAACCTGTTGACTGTCCACATACTTTCTGGCTGGTATGACCGCCGCTATTTTTCCACGGTATACAGATTGCAGCTATTAGCCTGCTGCCCTCTGCCGCAGGCTCGCCATGCCTGCTACACAATGTGCCGTGTGGGATTTGAACCCACGACTTGCCGCTTATGAAGCGGCTGCTCTAACCGCTGAACTAACGGCACTCGTGGCGGCTGCTGCCGCCTACTCATTAAATAAAAAGCCTTTTTCTATTAAAAACCTTATCCAATCGCAGCCCGTTACGTCGTCCCGCTCAATGAATTTGTAAAAGCTCTCTGCGTCCTCTATTCCGTATTTCTTCAAAATGTTTCTTGCGTTCTTTGCTGCTGGCGTAGTAAAAACATTCTCTGCGTAAAATGTAGCCTCTATAGTCCCGTAGCTGTTCTTTCCTGCTGGTGTTCTCATTTCCACTACGACTACATTCTTTTTGCTTTTTCTTCCTACGCCCTTTCTTATTACTACTGCCTCACTGAATAACCAGCCATTCCAGCCTCTACGCATAGGTGCAAACTGTGTGCGTGGCACTTCTACTAAGTCGCCTGCCTGCAATTTATTAAAATCTACTTTTTTCATGTGTCTTACCTCTCTTTTGTTATTCTTGTTTATAACGCCTGCTGCCCTGCTGCCGCCGTGTAGGTTTTCAGTGTGGCGTTGCAGCGTTTGAACTCCCTATAAATTGTGTCCCTATGCGTTCCCAGTGCCTCTGCAATATCGCTTACACTGCTGCCCTGCTTACTCATAGCCTCTATGGTCTGCCTGTCCTCGTAATGCAGACGCTTGTACTTTCGTTTCGCCATGTTCTATGCTCCTTTCCGTCCTCATTTGCTTTTATGGTAAAAAAATAAGCGTGTCAGAGTTTTTACGCTCTGCACGCTCTTCTTTTCTGCTGTTTCCTATAAAAAAAGAAAATCGGCAGAGGCTTTATAACCTCTTGTCGATTTTCATTCTAAAACTTATCTTTAAAAATGTCAACATTAAATTCGACATTTTTTCATGTTTTTATCGTTTTGCCGTTTTGCACAATACGTAGCCTGTTTTATTGTATATTTTCACTTTTAGGCAGCGCAATAGTAAGGCTGCCACTGCTGCCAGCCTCTCACGCTCCCTATTTTCGTTCTTATGCAAGCTGCTTTACCTCTTCCTCGAATAGTTCCCCTGCTGAATGATAGCCATGTATTTTGCGTGGGTATCCGTTTATCCAGTCCTCTATACTCTCTACCTCTTCCTCTGTCCTGTCGTCAAAATTTGTGCCTTTCGGTATCTTCCGGCGTATCATCTTATTTGTTACCTCATTTGTGCCACGCTCCCAACTGCTGTACGGGTGGCAGTAATATACCTTTGTCCGCTTTTCTCCCTCGTTGATAATAGAACGCTGTAAGCCCTCTGCATCTGCAAACTCGCTGCCGTTGTCTACTGTGATTGTCTTAAATACCCGCTTAAACATATCAGCGCCCCATTTTCTTTCTAATCTATCCAGTGCCGCTACTACTGCCTCGTCTGTATGGTCTGGCAGTTTAAATATAATCTCGTTTCTGGTTTTCCGCTCCGTCAGTACCAGCAACGTATTTTTTGACTTTCCCCGCTTACCTAAAACGCTGTCCATTTCCCAGTTGCCGAACTCTTCCCGTGTATCTATCTCTTTCGGGCGTTTGTCTATACTCTCTCCTGCTGCCGCCCTTTTCTGTTGCCTCTGTACTTTCTTATAATTTCTCTTCTTATTCTTCTTTACTGGCAAATTCTTATTAGACAACTTAAGGAAAATACCCTTATCAATGTAGCTGTATAAGGTCGTTACGCATACTGTTACGGAAAAGTCCCCCTCTTTTCCCTGTGCTTTCAATTCTCCCAGTACCGCAGCTGGGCTGTAATCTTCATTTACTATTTTATCCTCTATATAATTTGCGTATGCAATATCGTTTCCTATTTTAAGTTGTGTACCCCTTGCCTTTAAATTTTCCTCTGCTTTCATTTGTGCCTTGTTTGGGCTATAACTTAATGTTTCTGTATAGTCGCTATTTCTGTGCATATATTCCCCTCGCTTAAGCTCATTGTATATAGTGCTGCGGTGTACGCCCAGCTGTTCTGCTATCTCTATCACGCTATGCCCTGCTTTTTTCAATGCCTCAATACTTATACGGTCTGTCCATGTCAGCTGTCGGCTGCCTTTCTTATTCGCCATTTCTGCTACCTCTCTTTCGTTCCTGTTCTTTCCCCATATACGACGAAAAGCCGCAAACTCTTTTACAAGTCTGCGGCTTATGCCTTTACCTATTTACAACACTTTTTACAAGCGGTGTATTTCTTCTTTGCTTGGCTTAGCGGTATGCTCTTTGGGTTTTTCATTCCCGAACAGTTAGGCTTACTATGGTATTTTTTGTTGCTACGGTCTACATATACTGTAGTTTCTCCCGTATGCTGGCTTACGCTGGGCGTTGCGTCCTCGATTACGTCAAGTTCTATATTGCACCCGAACGTCTGTACCCCCCCCCAGAAATTTCCAGTATTTCTGCGGTGTAGCGGGCTTTCGGGTACTTTCTCGCTAAGTCCCCCGCCAGTTCTGCCGATAGATTGCCTATTACCTTATCGCCCCGCTTTACGTATGCGGCAGGCTCTCCGTTGTATGTGTACTTTTCTACTGTAATATCTTCACTACCGGACATTTTGCTTAAAATATCCTGCCTGTTTTCTCCGTCCTCATTATTGAACGTCACGCCTACTACTTTCGTTCTGATTGTATCTAAAACCCTGCTACCAGATGCGGCGGCAGGCGCTGGTGTTCTGTTTCCGTTCTCTTTTCCTGCGCTTTTCTTTTTCAGTCCAAAATAGGCGCATACTGCCGCAATCACAATACAACCCACCCCACCTGTTATATTTCCAGACGGCAGCGCCGTTAAACCGCTTACTGCAAATAATGCAGCCACTACCAATAAAATTACCTTTTTCTTTGTCATAGTAAGCCCTCGCTTTCGTTTCTACTTCAATTCTAAAATTTCATCAGCAGAGGCGTTAAGCTCTCTGCAAATTTTCGCAAGTGTTATTGCGTTTGGCGTAAGCTCGTTGTTTTCCCAGCGGCTTATATCTTTCTGGTATACTTGCAGGCGCTCTGCAAGTTCCTTTTGCGTCACGCCTGCCGCTTTTCGTGCTTTTTTAATGTTTTCGCCTAAATTCATGCCTTACCTCTCTTTTCTCTTGCCCTCAAAATGAAAGCAACCAGCAGCTTTACCAGTCCTACTGCTACTAAAAATACTCCTAATTTTAAAAGCATACTCTTTACTCGGCTTTGGGTTTGTGTTATATTTCTTATAGGCGGCGGGCTTATCGCCCGCCTGTTGGTTAGGGCTTTCGCCCTAACCTATGTACTTACCAATTATGATAAGTATTGTTCCTATGATTAAGTCTATCACTGCACTGATTGCCAATTCTTGCCAGTTGATAGGCTTTTTCTTTTGTTTCTTTTTCTTACCCATTGTGCCGTTTCTCCTTTCCAGTGGCTTTGCCTCTTATTTGTTCTTATCTCCTTTCCATGATTTTATTATATACCTTTTTCGGTATATTGTCAACACTTTTGTATAGATTTCTAAGAAAATCGCAAAAAAATAGAGGGCAGACAGCGAACCGCCCACCCTCGAAAACTTAAGCTAATCTTGTGGCATAATCTAAGCTAATCCAGCCTGCGCCACTCTTCAAGCGTCCCCAGCCAGCACTTGCGCCCTGTCCGGCTTTCACTTCCACAATGGTAAATACTCCCTTTCCTGTGGTTTTTCCCGTCTTTGCATAGTTCGTGCCTGCTCCTGTTCTGATATTAAGGTCTAAAATATCTACCTGTACGCTAAACGGAACGCCTGCGCTTGTCTGCTGCCCCGCTGCGGTATATACCGCCTTGCCGTTATCATCATATACAGTATAACCCGCCTTGCAAGCGCTCTTTGCATTTTCCAGCGACGTAAACGCCCCCAGCTGGCTTGCTGCGTCCGTCCAGCTCTTGCGCACTCTGTAATACTTTGTACCGTTTCCTGCTGCATACTTTTTATAGTATCCCTCGCCGTACTCTGCACGCTTTTTCTTTACTGTTTCGCTCTGGTCTGCTGGCTTTTCATATCCAGTAAGAACGGCATCAGATGCAGCACGCACACTGCCCGCCTTTTTCAGTGCGTCCATTACTGCTGTGTATCCCTGCAATTCTTCCCATAAAAAGCCCAGCTGCATATTAAGGTCTGCAATGGATACGCCCGCCTGTTTTGCATGATTAAGCAACGCCTGCTTTCTGCTCCAATACGTCCACTGCGCCAGCCCATAGCCTGCACTGTCCTTTACAAAATTGCCATAGCTGCCATTATCCACCGCTGCTGTATATTCTGCGTCCGTCTTACCCAGCTTATTGTTATAGGTGTTCTGTAAGTTGTTCGGCATAAGCCCGCTTTCAGCATACAGATTACCCATAATACCAGCCACGGCATAAGCATTTAAGCCCTTTCCTGTAAGAAAATTCCAGATTGTTTTTTCATTGCCGCCCTGCGGTGTTTCTGCCTGTCCGCTGATTTTACGCTTAAACTCGTCCCATGTGTGGGCGCTGGTGTTATATACATACGGGTTAGGGCAAATCTTGCCCGTTACGTCGTAATGTCTGATTACATGAGATGCAGGCACGCCGTATTTATTCATAAGGTAACGGGTAAGCTCTGCCGCTGCCTCTACTGTTGCGTCCTCAAAATACCAGTCTTTATCTGTTGCTCCCATGCTCTTTGTGTTTTTCTTCCTTACGCACATTTCAATACCGATACTATTAGCGTTTCGGCACTCTGCGTGCTTATAGCTCGACGCTCCGCAATGCCACGCTATATTAGCGTCCTCTACGCACTGCCATACCTCGCCGTTAAATCCTACAAAGTAATGCGCCGACGCATTTCTATTGCCGCCGCCATAATATCGGCAGTTGTCCTCTGCGCCGCCCAGTGCGCCTACATAATGGATAACAATATACTTAATTCTGGAAACGCTGCCCTTATTGAAATTGTACTTACTTATCTTTCTGTTAATGTTCATATTTCCTGCCTTTCCGCATACAAAATAAGCGCCTGCGGTGTCCCGCAAGCGCTCTTTGCTGCTATGTCCTTATTATTCTTATCTTTCCTGTGTCCTGTGTTCCTCTACGTTGCCTGTGGTGCTGTCCCCGTCCAGTTCGTCTGTGTCCGGCAGTTCGTCCGTATACTTCGCCAGAAACTCCCGCACCTTTTCCCATACCTTTTTTACGGGCAGCCCGCATAATGCCATATTCTTAAAAATGCTCACTACTTCATAGGCAATGTAGAGCAGTGCGAAAAATTCAGCCACGCCCACGGTATCAAGCCCTAAATATGTACGTACCTGCTCCGGTATAAATCCGATTAAGTTAATCTTAATCAGTACGTCGATTGCCAGCATGAATACCAGAGAAATAAGCATACCTACTTTTCTGATAGCCCCGTCAATGCCTGCGCAGCTGTTAAATTTCTTTTCTTTGATTGCACGCAGCACGCCAAAAACCGTGTCGCACACAATCGCCAATACTACCAGCTGGATAATTTTGTTATGTGCCGCCGCCTCAATAAATTCTGTAATAGTCAT